ACAAGGCTAATGTTCTTGGTTTTGCTAGGACAAGTAAGGCATCTGGCGCTGTAGTGGATGTCATGATTATCGGTATCCTTGCTATCTCTGGTTTAGATGCGGGTGATATTTTTTATCTTTCAGATGCCAGCGCAGGAGCAATTACTTCGACACCTCCTTCAGCGGCAGGTCGATTCTTGACAAGGGTTGGAGAGGCTGCAAGTTCAGCGGAACTTAGCATTCAAATCGAGCCTCCGATTCAGCTCAGATAGAAACGGTATCCTTGGTAGGATAGAAGCATTAAAGGTGCATTTTAGCTAGCTAAATGAGCCTGAAGGAATGCAAACATGGCAACTAGAAAGGCTATTTGTCTGGTTAGTGGGTTATTCGAGGAGGTAAACACTCCTACTGATAAGCTCGATTTTGCAGGCAACTCGACTTCTGACCTTTCAGAAGGTACTAATGAGTATTTCACAACTGCGAGAGCGCGTTCTGCGATCTCTGTTACGGATTCTGGTGGCGACGGTTCTCTTAGCTACAACAGTACAAGCGGCGTCATTACTTACACTGGTCCTTCTGCCAGTGAGGTCCGTGCCCACTTCAGTGTCGCCACGGGTTCCGGATTAACTTATAACAGTTCAACTGGTGAGTTTGGTACCAGCGCTATTCCCAACTCGCAATTAGCGAATAGTTCTGTAACGCTCGGTAGTACGACAGTTAATCTCGGTGACACTGTAACTACTTTTACAGGTTTTACGAGTTTAACGACTACGACGTTAAACGCGACAACGATTAACGCTCCTTCGAGTGGTGCGGCTAACTCCATCACGATTGGAAGCGGAAATATTGTTTTTGAGGGAGCTACGGGAGATGACTTTGAGATCTCTCTAACTTCTGCAGATGCGACAGCTGATCGGACGATCACGCTGCCTGATTCGACAGGCACCATTGCGCTTCTGAATTCTTTAAGTGCAACCAACAGCGGGACGGGACACGGTTCTCTCGCTTACGACAACAGCACTGGCGTCTTCACCTTCACTAAGGTCTCAGCAGCCAATATCCGTGGTGAGATCTCGGTTACGGATTCTGGTGGCGACGGTTCTCTTAGCTACAACAGCGGCACCGGGGTTATCACTTACACCGGTCCCAGTGCATCTGAGGTGCGCGCTCACCTCTCCGTTGCCACTGGCTCAGGTCTGACGTACAACAGCTCTACTGGTGAGTTCGGAACCAGTGCCATTCCAAACAGTCAGTTAGCGAACAGCTCGATCACAGTTGGTTCTACTGCGATTGCTCTTGGAGGCAGCTCGACCACCCTTGCAGGTTTGACCTCGGTCACCTCGACAGCTGTTGTCACAAACGACGGTGGTTTCAGGGTTAGAAATACTGCAGACATTACAAAGCAGGTTGCTTTTGATGCCTCCGGTATAACAACCAGCACGACACGTACATTCACTCTTCCAGATGAGAACGGTACGTTCGCACTACTCGCCACTGATAATGCTTTTACCGGAGCAAATACCTTTACCAACGCGACGGGTCAAACCTTTAGGCAAGCAGCAACCCAAGACGGAATCATCATCCAGGGACGTGGCGGCGGCTCGAGCAGTTTCGCGGCTACGTTCACAACGGATACGCTGACTGCTAGTCGAACAGTCACGTTCCCTGATGAGACCGGTACGGTGTCGACGCAGGATTTTGCTACTGCTATTGCAATTGCATTAGGATAAGATTATGGCAACTCAGGTACAATTCCGTCGCGGCTCAACAGTTGAGACAGCTGCTTTTACAGGAGCAGTTGGTGAAGTAACTGTCGATACGACCAAGAATACATGTATTATCCACGATGCCACGACTGCAGGTGGATTTCCGCTGCTTCGGGAAGATGGAAGCAACTGTGCTCTATCTCCTGGATCGCTGACGAGTTGTGCACTCAAGTTTGCAAATAGCAGCAATACCGGCATCATCAGTCAGAGTGTTGCCTCGCTGTCATTCGTTACAGCAGGTGTTGCTAGACTTACAATAGATTCATCTGGTTCAGTTACCATCCCCGGAAACGTTTCAATTACAGGCAGTCTGACTGTAAATGGAGCATTCGATTCCACCGAAAACCTTGCACTTATCGTTGCTCTGAGCTGATATGGCCAATACTTTTAAGATTGAAACCAAGTCCAGCTTGGTAACTGACGCAATCACAAACACCAACTGCAACGTCTTATCGGCAGGGGCTTCTGCAACAGTCATTCTGTTGAGCATCCTGGTTTCTAATAAGACCGGTTCTAGCGCCAACGTTGATATTTTCTTGGTCACTAACACTGGCGACGATGTGTTCCTGATCAGCAATGCTCCTGTTCCTGCTGGTAGCTCACTCGAAATGATCAGTGGTAGCAAGGTGATCATGGAGTCTAGTGATGTGCTTAGGGCGCGTTCTGATACTGCTACCGCGCTCGATATCTCTGTTAGCTACCTCGAGCAGACCTGATCCTTATGGGCCTTACGGTTAATAGCGACCTTACTGCTTTGCAAAGCAAAGTAGAAGAGCTAGAGGCACAATTGAAAGTGCTGCAGGAAATTATCTTTGACGCCAAAGTTTTAGAACTTGAAGATGATTCTTGGGGTGTTGTACGTAATAAGCGTGATTACCTGCTGCGTTCCACTGATTGGACGATGACGCCAGGATCGACTGTTGATCAGGCTGCATGGGCGGCGTATCGTCAAGTCCTGAGGGATCTACCACAGACTTTTATTGGTGCAGAGCCAGCCGATATTGTTTGGCCTAAGAAACCTTCTACATCAGGTCCTAATACAATAGAAGGATAGAGCGCGTAACAAATGGCCTACATCGGTGCTAACCCGCAGATTTCGCTGCAGGAATACCTCACAATCGACGATATCAGCGGTGACTTTGATGGAGTAGAGACTTCATTTGCTCTACTCGTCGGTGGTGTTGCTCCTGTTCCAGGTCCCAAGCAGTCGAACCAACTGCTGATTTCACTGAATGGTGTTATTCAGGAGCCCGATGATACCGGTTCTGCAGGTTTCCGTTTGTCAGGCGGTAATATCATCTTCAGTTCTGCACCGTCTGCCGCTACACCCTTCTTTGGTGTTGCTCTTGCTGGTGCAGATTACGTTTACGCTGGGACAAACTTCCCCGATGGCAGTGTAACTGCGCCCTCGATTACGTTTGCCAACGACCTGGACAGTGGTTTCTATCGCACCGGAAGTGGTGAACTGGCTTATACATCAAACGGAACCTTCCGTCTAAAAATTGATTCGTCTGGTCGCTTGGGTGTCGGGACTAGTAGTCCTAATAAAGAGCTTACAATCACGGCCGGTGGGGACAAACTGCAGCTCTTTGGTCTAAGCGCGGGTAGTGGTGCGGGGATTTTTGCTAGTAACAACAGCTATACAGATTATGAGCCTCTGAATTTCACTGGCGAAAGCATTTCGTTTAATAGAAGAAACGGAACGTTCACATCTACACTGGCGATGATTATCGACAGCTCTGGTCGCTTAGGTCTGGGGACTTCTACGCCTAGTGAGCCTTTAACGGTCCAATGCGCGACCGACCAAGGTTTAATGCTTCAATCTTATGAAACAGTTACAGGGGCAGCAGACACTGGTCCATACATTTATGGCAACCTCTCTGACGGCCAAGCCGCACGTAGTGCTGGTTCTATCGCGTTCTTAAAAGAGAACGGAACAAGCGGAAATTATGCCAGTTATATGGCATTCCGAACGCGACCAAATGGTGGACCTCTTGCCGAAAGAATGCGTATTGACTCCTTAGGCCGCGTCGGAATTGGCACTACTTCGTTTAGCGGAAACCTCACCGTTAATCTAAGTTCAACAGATAAAAACATCAGTTTTAGTGGTGTTCAAGGTGAAGTTGGTAATGTTCCCGCGTTAGTCGCACATACCAACGCTGGTGCCTTAAAAGAAATGGGTTTCCGGGGCGTTGATCTACGTTTTGCTTGTGGTTCTGCAGAACGCGCCCGCATCGACAGCTCGGGACGCCTGTTAGTTGGCACGGCTAGTGCAATCAGCGGAAGTAGCACAAACGATCTTCTTCAGCTTGCACATGACGCAGGCTCCATCCTTAGTATTGCAACAAGTGACACAACTATTAGCTCTGGCACCCGAATTGGTGAGATTGAGTTCTGGGGACAACCTGGATCAACGTGGGGTCAGTTTGCAAGTATTTCTTGCTATGGAGACACCGGGGCTGCTGCAGGTGACTGTCCGGGACGCCTGATAGTTCGTACTACTCCTGATGGTACGTCCACTCCACAGGAGCGGATAAAGATTGATAGCGAAGGCCGCGTACGACATATTCCTTATGGATTAACTGCGCCAAGCGCTGGTGAGTCCGAGACACCATATTTCGTCGGCCTTAGCGGAGTGCCGGGTCTTGGTTCAGATGCAGGAGCTCAATCATCTGGCTTTTTGCGGATGATGGATTTAGGTCCAACTAGTAATGAATTTATTGGCATTGACATTCGCAACAGAAATAGCGGCGATATGCGCATTTGTAATGAAGATTCAAATGTCTCTAATAGGGCGAATTTTGTTGTCGGAGTGGATTCGGATATTGGTGATATTGAACAAGTCTTAAAGATCAGTTACCTGGCTGCTTTTTACGCAACGGGTATTTATGATCACAGCACCTCAGCAGCTGCAAACGTAAACGTTGTATCAGGTGGTCAAGTAAGAAGATCTACTTCATCTGCAAAGTATAAAACTGATATTGAAACACTAGAAGATTCTTATGCAGATGCTCTTTTAAATTGTCGTCCGGTTTGGTATCGTTCTACCTGCATGGGAGACAACCCAAATTGGAGCCATTGGGGTTTAATTGCAGAAGAAGTTGCCGCCATCGATCCCCGTCTGGTTCATTGGGGCGATGAAAACATTGAGTACATTGATCGCCTCGATGAAGACGGCAATGTTCTATACGAAGAAGATGGCGTCACTCCGCAAAAAATTAGAGTTAAGACCAAAGCAGATGAACTTCATCCTGAAGGCGTTGCCTACGATCGTTTTGTTCCTCATCTACTGAACCTAATCAAGCGTCAGAAGGAACAAATTGAGGTAATAGAAGCCCGCTTATCAGCCCTTGAAAGCGCGTAGTCCTACGCACTAACCACCTATGGACATCATCCTCGAGCTGGGTGGTAACGCCGCCCGGCTTTACAAAGTAATCGAACTAGCAGAGGAACACACCTCTGCAGAAGTGATCGTCAGCTCAGAAGGCAGTCCAGATCACGTCGTCAGTTTACTTCGTGGCGCCGGGATCAACGACGATCGTTTTCTCCTCGACTTTAACGCCTGGGACACTGTCACCAACTTCACCAAAACGGTCAAGTTAATCAAGTCCTTCAAGCCGAAGAACTTGTACGTGGTGACGGATCAGTTCCACATGAAGCGTTCGATGG